CAAGATGAGTCGCAGTGCCAATTAAGCCTCTCAAATGCTTTTTAGAGTCCTTCAGGGCATCTGCCTCACGGGATCGGACGATTGCAACTGTATGCGGTGAAACTTTACAGGTTTTAATTATCGATGAGACTGTTGCCCCTTGGGCGAGCATCTGAACTACTTTGGCGTAATCCTTTGGTCGCTTATCGTAAAGCTGTTGGCCGGTCCAAACTGATGGACATACATCATCGGTCTTTAGATTCGCTGGAAGATTCTCAGCATATTCTACTTTTCTTGGTCTCTTTGTAGGCATGGAATGAATCGGTGCAGTATTATGAGAATGAATTATCAATAAGGTATTTGGCAAGTACAATTAGACATAATCCTTATTATGCGTAACTCGTAAAAATCTAGTTTTGTTACGGATACATATATATATCAGCGACTTACGCAAAAAACACCACATTTCGCACTATAAAAAATATTATGATCCTGACAAACAGACAGGGGGGGAGGGGGTCAGGTTGAGCGGTCTGCCGGCCACCGCGACCGATTATGTCCCATAAAAAAATTCTGACAAATTGCCCCACCCGATGTCCGCCCACCCGCTCCATCTGCTAACATGGACATATGCCACTCGAATGGACTCCGCATCCCGCCTTACCTCCCCTCAGCAAATCGGAGTTACTGCGGATGACCCCCGAGTCAATTTTAGCGTATTGGGAAAAGCGGGAGGAAGCGATCAAGCTGGAGAAGGATGATCCGTACCGGCATGGCTTTGAACTGGAAACATGGAAGTTAGCGGATAGAGAGTTAAAATCGCACCAAGAGATTCTCCTTATGGGAGGCAATCGTGCGGGGAAGTCCGAGCTTTGTGCGAAGCGGGTAGTTCAGTGTCTAGTCGAGAACCCAGGAACGATCATATGGTGTCTTACGGAGACATCGGCCAACAGTATTCAGTTCCAGCAGAAGCTAATATTTAAGTACCTGCCCAAGGAGTTAAAATCGTTAGGTAGAGGTAAGGTCGGATATGTGATGTATTCGCTTAGAAATGGATTTACAGCAGGCAAATTCACTCTGCCTAATCGATCTGAGTGCATATTTCGTAATTGGTCGCAGGATATTAGCACGATTGAGGGTGGAGAAATCGGTTGTCCGCAGGAACCGGTCAACGGAACCCATAATATCGGCTATTGGGCAGATGAGCTTGTACCGATGCCCTGGGTGGAGACTCTTCGATTCAGAACTGTAACTCGGAATAGTAAGGGCATCATCAGCTTCACGGCTGTGGACGGGTGGAACTCGGTAGTGAAGTCGATGCTTACGGGAGCAAAGACAGTGGAGTCGGCAAAAGCGGATTTATTGGATGGCGAAGAAGTTCCCCTGGTCCAACAGCCCTTACGGAAAGCCTCGAGCGTGGTATATTTCCATACGGAGGCCAATCCGTTTGGCGGTTGGTCAGCCATGAAGACACAACTGGAGGGAGAAAAGAGGGAAACGATCCTTTGCCGGGCCTATGGAGTGCCTGTAAAGGCATCTAAAACAGTGTTTCCGGCTTTTTCCGACAAGAACATCGTCCAGGCCAAGGATATCCCTGTTTTGAAGGATGATTCGGATGCGAATTGGGTATTATCGATTGACCCTGCTGGAGCAAAGCCTTGGACGATGGTATTATTTGGAATAGATCCGCATGGGGTCGCCTGGGCGGTTAAGGAGTTTCCTGATTTTGACACCTGGGGAGGATGGATTGATCTGACAAAGGGGGATAAGGTGAGTGCAGGGGAAGCGGCACAGCCTAATGGTTTCGGGTTAAAGGATTATGCGGAAATCATCCGGCAGATGGAGGGTGATCGTTATGTTGAGCGGATAATCGACCCGAGGTTAGGAGCGGCGAGTTATCAGAAGTCGGAAGGATCTTCCAACATTATCGATGATTTGGCGGATGAGGACATTGTGGTACAGCCGGCAGAAGCTTTGGACATTGAGACAGGTTTGCAGGCGATCAATAACCTGCTGGCATGGGATAGGAGTCGGGAGATGGGATTTGATAATCACCCGAAGTTGATGATTTCGGATGAATGTCAGAACCTGGTGGCCTGTATGCAGGAGTATCAGATTGGAGATTTGAAGCATCCTGCCAAGGACATGGTCGATACAGTGAGGTACTTCGCAGTGGGCAATTTTGAATACTTTGACGAGGAGGAAATGGTGGCAACAGGAGGAGGGAGTTATTGATTTATGGGAAAAGTAAGAAAGTGGAGTAAGATGCAGAGGGACCAGGTGGTTCTTTTGCGGAAGGCGGGTACGAGTTGGCCGAAGATAAGTAAGGAGATGGGAATCCCCCGTTCGACCTGCATAGGAATATGGAAAGAGGACTCGGATGGGAAGGTGGGATTACCTGAAGCCCCGCAGAAGCAGATTGAGACGGCGAGGGTGCTGAAGCTGGTTCCTAATCAGAGGTTGATGCTTATCTATTTTAATGATCGGGAGGGAGTATTTAGGTGTGTAAAAAAGCCCGAAGATAATCACCCGCCAAAGTCGGAGGTATATGTCAAGAGAGTCGAGGGAGACGATGATCTGTATCGAATCGCCTGAACAGCAGGATAAGCGGATTGATTTGATGCTACGGGAGTTGGTTGTGGAGGAGGGATTGTCTGCATTTGAGGAGGATCGGGAGTGTAGGATTTATACAATTCAGGAGATGGCAGACTTTGTGGGAGTAGGGTTTGAGACGATGCGAAGGATAGAGAAGTCGGCCCTGAGTAATTTTAAAAAACATATGTTAGAATTGGGAGTTAAAAATGGAAAGTAGTGGATTAGAAGTACAGGAGTTTGATGAGAAGGGGCCGGATGTAGATTCGATCAAGCATGAGTTTAATGAGGCGAGGGCGAATCTATCGTTTTGGATGGATAAGGCTGAACAGGCGAGGGAGTGTCGTTTTAATGAGTGGGCAGGTAAGGATGAATCGGGGAAAAAGAATGGACCTGAAGCATTTCCCTGGGACGGGAGTTCCGATTTAGAACCTAACCTTGTGAACCCGTTGATTGACGGGGATGTGGCTTTGCTGTCGCAATCGCTTTCACAGGCTAACCTGGTGGCGGCTCCCGTGGAGAGTGGAGATATTACATCGGCCAAGATGGTAAGTGAATTTCTGAAGTGGCGGATGGGATCGATGACTGAGTTACAGAGGGAAGCGGCTATCGGTGCTAATTATCTTTTGCAGAATGGAATAACATTTTTTGGTACATACTGGAAGCGAGAGACAACTCGGGTTTTTAAAGAGGTGACGCTCGAGGAGATTGCACAGATGTCGCCTGAACTGGCAATGGCTATACAAGATCCTGAGATGAAAGAGGGGGTTGAGGAGATGTTCTTTCCATTATTTCCAGGATTAAAGAAGAAGCGGGTTCGTAAGATGTTAAACGAGCTACGCAACAAAGGAGTTTCAAAGGTTCCAACGGAGAAGGCAGTGGTGAATCGTCCTGCGGTTAAGGCATATGAGTTGGGACGGGAGATCATTATTGATTCGAATGTGATTGATTTGGAGAGTGCCAGGAGCATTCACTGCATTCATTACTACAGTCCCGAGGCATTGATGCAGAAGGTAAATGAGGGATGGGATAAGGAATGGATCGAGGAATTGATTGAAAACTCGAAAGGATTTTATTCGGAGGAGAGTTATTCGACTGACTTGATGTCGTATGACACCGGCAACTTTTATGGCCAGCAGGATTACGAAGGCATGGTAAGGGTAATCACGACATATCGAAAAGAACTGGACGAGGACGATGTGCCTATATGCACGATTACCTGCTGGGCGGATGAAGCGGAAGGGCATGGGTTTCATAGTCCCATGGAATATGATGAAGGGAGATATCCCTTTGTGGCGATTACGAGGGAATGCCTCAATCATCGATTGCTTGATTCGCGTGGATATCCTGAACTGCTGAAGAGTTATCAATTGGCAGTAAAGACAGAGATGGACGCAAGGAGAGACAGGGCATCTATGTCAACGATGCCACCAGTGGAGTTTCAGATTGGCCGCCGCCCGGAGCGTCTTGGCCCGGGTGCTCACTTGGCCGTTAGAAGGCGTGGAGAGGTTGGATTCATGGAGATCCCCCGTTATTCGAACGCAAGCATGGAAGTGGAGATGCAGATTCGTCAGTTGGCAGATAAGCTGACAGGAAGACCGACATCGCAAGCAGATGCAGTGGAGGCAAACAGTGTTCGGCAGAACCTGGTCAATCGTTGGCTCGAGGGATGGAAGCAGGTATTGAATCGCATATGGTGCCTGGATCGCACTTATGGCGGACCGCAGATATGGTTTCGGGTTACCAACAACGAGCAGGGAGCGATGCTCATGCTGGATGAGACTGCTGAAGTGTATGATTTTAAT